TGAAAAAAATACACGTATTCCAACACTAAAAGGATTTACAGAATCTAAATTAGATGATGGTTTTGAAGGTGCTATTGTATTAGAACCCACCCCTGGAATATACTTAGATGACCCTGTAAGTGTTTTAGATTATGCTTCACTTTATCCATCATCTATTATTGAGAAAAATCTATCACATGAAACATTCATATGTACTCAAAAAGATATAGATGAAAATCCTAAGAAATATAAACCTATTCTTGAAAGATTGGGTGAAGAAAATTATTGGGTTATCCATTATGATGATTATGTTTCAGAATTAAAAGGCAAAACCGTACATAAGTATAAGGCCGATACAAAAACAACTTGTTATTTCGTAAAGAATAAAAGGAATGAAGATGATACAATTATAAAAAAATCAATGGGTATTATACCAACAGTATTACAAACTCTTCTTGAACAGCGGAAGGCAACACGGAAACGTATTAAGTTAACAGATGATGAAAATAAAAAGAAAGTTCTAGATGGTTTTCAATTGGCTTATAAAGTAACTGCTAATTCAGTTTATGGTCAGATGGGTGCTAAAACAAGTTCAGTATTCTTTAAAAAGATAGCCGCATGCACTACAGCGATTGGTAGGGAAAGAATATATGATGCGGAAAAGGGTGTAAAGGAATGGGCTATGGCTGAAAATTATAATTTACCGGAAGTAATTTATGGAGATACAGATTCTGTATTTGTGAAGTTTTCTAGAAAGCACCATGAAACCAATAAAATACTAGAAGGTAAAGAAGCATTAAAGTATTGTATTGAGCAAGGAGTTAAAGCTGGGGAGTGGATTACAGAACACCGTATGTCTAATCCTCAAGATTTAGAATATGAAAAAACATTCTACCCATTTATCTTAATATCTAAAAAGAGATATACTGGTGATAAATATGAGTTATCCGCGGATAAACCAAAAGAACGCACGTCTATGGGTTTAGTTACAAAAAGACGGGATAATGCTCCTATAGTTAAATATGTATTCGGTAATATAATTGAAATTATAATTAATCAGAGAAGTGTTGATAAGGCATTTATATGGTTAAAGAATGTCCTTGATAAGATTAAAGAAGGTAAAATTGATCAATCGATGTTTATAATATCAAAATCATTAAGAGGATATTATAAAAATCCACAGGGTATTGCTCATAAGGTTTTAGCTGATAGAATGGCTGAGCGTAATCCAGGTAATAAACCAAAACCAAATGATAGGATCCCATACGCTTATATAAAAATGAAAGATACAGATTTGTATGATTATAATAATCGTTATAAGAGTGGTAAAAATAAAGGTAAACCCAAGCCGAAAAAGATATTACAGGGAGACCGTATTGAGAATCCTGATTTCATACAGGAAAAAAAGTTAAAATTAGATTATGGATTTTACATTTCAAATCAAATAATGAACCCTGTAAAACAGGTTTTAGATTTAGAGAAGAGCGAAGATGAAACTAAAATGTTCTTCGAAACATTCATTAATTAAGATATCTAATTTAATCGTTTATAATATTTTTTTTCTTTTATATAATATTATTATATATAATGGCCGGAGGGTTAATGCAACTTGTAGCATATGGAGCACAAGATATATATTTAACGGGTAATCCCCAAATAACTTTTTTCAAAGTAGTTTACCGTAGACATACTAATTTTTCAATGGAATGTATAAATCAGAGTATTAGTGGTCAAAGTTTTATTGGGACAACCAATATAAATAATAAGGCGACCGTAAATATTTCTAGAACTGGCGATCTAGTTACAGGATTATATGTAACATGCGATCAAAGTACCGTCGATGGTATTTGTGGAGATCATTTAATAGAAGATGTTGAAATAGAAATAGGTGGTCAGAGAATAGACAAACATTATCGTGAATGGAATCAAATATGGAGTGAATTAACAACACCTGTTTCAAAAAGTGAAGGATTTAAGTATATGACAGGCGGATTTAATAATAATTTAGTGAGTGGTAGTGCAACTTACGGAACTAATCAACAATCAATACAATATCCATTGAACTTCTGGTTTTGTAGAAATCCTGGATTGGCTTTACCTTTAATTGCCCTCCAATATCATGAAGTCCAGTTAAAAATAACATGGGGAATAGGAGATTATAATTCTTCTAGTAATGAGAATTTAACAAGGAGAAATCAAACATTATCTTCGGCCCATCAGTTGGAAGTATGGGCAGATTATATTTATCTAGATACAGATGAAAGGAGAAGATTCTCACAAGTTTCACATGAATATTTGATAGAACAGTTACAAATACAAAAAGAAAAAGATGTTAGTAATACAACATTTAAGTTAAATCTCGAACACCCTGTGAAAGAAATAATTTGGACAACACCAACTGATTCACCGATGACAGATCAAAAAATAAGAATAGAGATTAATGGTCATGATAGATTTAGTGAAAGAGATAAAGAATATTTTACATTAACACAACCATTTAATCATCACACATCAATTCCTGGATATAATATTAAAGAAACAGAAAAACCGGAATTTATTGAACCAATCAAGTTATCAGTTCTAACACATAATAGTGTATTAGACGAGCTAACTGAAGCATCAATTGGTGGTGTGCCCGAGCCGGTGGCAGCGACGCTTATTACATTTAAACAAGGTAATTCAGATATACCTAAAATAGGAGATGTTTTAAATATAGCACTGGGTAGTGAACACGTTGCTAATGATGCCACTGACGTAGTTGCTCCAACATTCCAAACTGTTACTGCTGTATCGAGTGATACAAATCCTATTATAACAATATCACCCGGTATTTTAAGTTCAAATATACCCTCGGGGTTTAGTAATGGAGATGGTATTAGTATTACTATTCTAGCTAGAACACAAGATCCTCAATCAAGGTGTTCACAGTTAAAGAAAGATATTTATGTTTATTCATTTAGTTTAGAACCCGAAGAACATCAACCATCCGGAACATGTAATTTTTCAAGAATAGATAGTGCTAAACTGTTATTATCTTCTACTTCAAAAATAAGTAATATCTATGCTGTTAATTACAATGTTTTAAGAATTATGTCCGGGATGGCTGGATTGGCTTATTCAAGTTAAATAGAATAATAATTAATGTTTATATTACTTATATTACTTATATGGGGGGAGGTATATTACAATTGGTTTTAAAAGGGAAAATAGATACATATTTAACCGGTAATCCTGAATTTAGTTTTTTTAAAGCAGTCTATAGGAGACATACAAATTTTAGTATAGAGTCAATTAAACAACAGTTGACAAATGTGGGTATCGGAGAAAGGACTATAAAAACGACTATATCTAGAGCCGGAGATCTAATAGGTAAGATAGATTTAGAAGTTGTTTTAGATAGAGGGGATGCTAGAAATGTTTCTGAAAATGGAAAATATTTAAATTGGACAAACAATACGGGACATGCTTTTATTAAAGAATGTGAAATAGAAATAGGAGGACATACAATTGACAAACATTATTCTCAATGGATGGATATACAAAATGAATTATACGATATAAATGAACAAGAATGGATTGGTTTAAATAAACACCCTGGTAAAATAGGTTATTTTAGAAATGGTAGTAAAGATATAGATTCTCAAAAATTAAAATTATATATACCATTACATTTTTGGTTTTGTGACAATCCGGGATTATATCTACCAATTGTTGGGATAACTAAACACGATGTAAAATTAAATATAGTTACACGTTCAGTTGAAAACTTATTTAATTTAGATGGTGAATTAAGTTATACAAATACAGTCCCTCAAATAGATATGTGGTGTAATTATATTTTCTTAGATAAAGAAGAAAAAAGAAAGTTCCTATTAGAAAAGAAAGCATATTTAATACAACAAGTTCAAAAGTATGAAAATGATATAAAATTAATTAATCCTATTAAATTTTATCATCCTGTGAAAGAAATTATATGGGTTTCTCAAAATAATAATGTGGTGTCTGAATCTGGTAGTGGTAATTCAGATACAGATGTTCTCTCGAATATATCTGGGCAAGCTCAAAATCAGAAAAATGATTATTTTAATTATCAGGCTAGTTCACAATTAGACACTGAAATTATATATGCACAAACATCATATGAATCATTTGGAACTGCTAAATTAAAATTAAATGGTATTGACCGGTTCTATGACAGAGATGCCTCTTATTTTAGA